CCAGTCTCTACCTACTGCCCCAAAAAGACTAGAGATATCTACGCCTGGATCGCTTGGGCTTTGTCCGGACATTGGAGAAGCTTGTGCAGTTGGGGACGCTTGTGCTGGTGCCGGGGTTGTTCCTTCAAACAAATCAACGCCGTTGTAAGCTGAACCGCCAATAGCAGCCATAAGCTTTTTCTTATGTTCTTTTAGTTTGCCGGATCGTTCTTTGTTGAAAGCGTTTGCTTTCATTCTTTCCATAACAGGATCTACTTTTGGTTGTGGTGCTTTTGTCTCGACAATAGTTTGTGAAGACATTCCCTTAACAACCTCGGCAATGATTCCGGAAATCAAACCGTCTTCAAGAAGTGATTCTTTGATACACTCTTGAACAATAGGCTTGATTAATTTCTTAAACTCTGATTTTTTCATTAGTCACCAATAATCTCATTCATAAGATTAATAATCTTATTATTTTTTTCAATCTGCTCATTTACAAGTTTCCCCTCGGACAAAGCCATAAAAGCATTTGGTGTTGAAGGCTCTGAAACAATGTCAAAACAAATCAACTGAAAGTCATCTTCTACAATGGTCTTGCCCATTCTCTCGCTTACAGATCCCATACCACGGGAAGAGATTCCGATCTTTACTCCCGAATCTACAAGGGCACGTAGAATCTGTCCTGATGGAGTATTGAGAACTTTACATTTACCCATTACGGCTGGACCATCCATCCAAACCTCCGTAATCATGTGGGACACGTTGGCTAGATTAATAATAGAAGAATCTGGGTGATCCAACTCGCCAAGAGCGCGGCGGTCCTCAACAACCTTTGCGTATCGCTTAACTTCTCTTTCCAATACAGGGCGAGGATATACACGTCCGTTTCCGTTCTGAACCTCGGCTTCTTGTAGTTTGCCTGTTAGCATCATTCCGCCATCGCGAACAAACTGCTTTTCAGATTCGGTTAGAAGGTCTTGGCAGACGCCACCTTCGCATAGTTCATAAAATTCTCGTAGTAGTTTAGCCATCGTCGTCCTCTCAAAAAGATTTAACGTGGGGGCTTTCACCCCCACATAAATTCAGCTACCGGAGCAGCAGCGGCGTACAGGCTGGATTTGCCACTTTTTCATGATTCACCTCCTTTGTGGACCAAGTTGATCCCGTAATCATTTACCACCATACTCAGCAAGTATGATGTTCCAGCGCTAATACACCCACAAATAAAAGCATCTGCGAGTGTACGATCAAAATTAAATAGTTCTGTATATGGACTTGTGCCCCAGAGAAACACTCCAACCCAAAATCCCATACACAAACAACAGTGGAATAAGCGACCAAAGCCACCCCAAGCTGCGCAGGGTGGTCGTATTTTATTGAAGATGTGTCCGTGAACAATAATGAAGGTCATGCCATAAGCGGCAAGAATAAAATGTAGCAGTTGCAATCTAATACCTGTTTCTTAGTGGGTAATAGTAGTAGCCAGGACGCATAGAGCCCTTCTCGGCATACTGTGGCACTTCGCCGTATTCGGTGGAGTCGCGGTCGGATGGACGTGTATACATGTCCTCTAGTTCCTTCTCATATTCGTCGGCAATTCTTTCGTGCTCTGCTTCAAGTTGAATAAACTCTGCGATTACATAAGTAGCAGCTTGCAGGGCGTTGATGTCATCATTCTCAAACAACTTACCTTCCAGGGAGCGGAAGATATTCCCGCCTTGAATAGAAGATCTATCAACAACACCCTTATCGGCAAGAAGCTCTAAAAGTCGGTCTTGATAATCATACACATCTTCAGAGATTGATGACTTTGGAATAGTTGTAATCTTCATTTGCTTTGGCATAACAGCAATGTCGATTTTATTATGATCCATAATAAGAAGCGTACCATCCAAAGCCTTCCGGGCTTTGAGTTCTACTGTTGCTTGCGGACCACCAACTTTGATCTTAATCATTTTCAGTTAATTCCCGAACAAGTTCTTGTGTTTTGAGGATCTTGTTTAGGTCGTTATCTGTAAACTCACGCTTACGGAATCCCTCAAGATACTCAGACACTTCGTTTAGTTTTTGCGAAATGAGAGGTTCGACAGTATTTTGACTCGCGTCACTAATTAAGCTCTTAAGCCTTTCCAATTCTTCGTTCAAGTAAATACGAAGTTCGAACCCGTCATCTGCAAAACTTGTGATATACTGATTAAGAAGATCTTTCTGCTCTTTAAGAAGGGTGGTGTACTTCTCGTTAAACTTCTTGATAAAAGAGTTGTAAGTTAGATTGTCCAAAGACTCCATTTTGTTGGACTCGGTAAGAGGTTGTTCAGCGCTCATTGAATCTACGATCGCCTGCTCAAAAAGAACTTTGCTTTTTACAGGTGTCTTTGTGTTGAAGATGGCATTTACGGAAGCAAGAGACTTAAAGTTTGGAACAAAGTTAGACCATACATCCTGTCCTAGCTGCTTGTTGATAGCAGCAATCATACGAGACTGTGCGTCAAAAACCTCGGTGGAATCCAACTTTGAGTAAGCAAACTTTGCTTCTTGAAGCATTCTCTCAGCAAGTTTAGGATGTATGTTTTTTGTCTCAAGCAAAGTTTTGTAAAGAGAAAGTTCTTTTGCCAATGTTGAGTCGCCACCAAATCCTTCTTTGATAATCGCAAGAACAGTTTCTTTTCTATTACTATCCTTATCGACGATTGCCTTTGTTAGTTCTCTTGTAAGCGTTTCATAAATAAAGGCTGTGTTTCTTTTTTTATTATGCTTCATCTTTGTCTACCTCTTTGCTCTCCATTTGCTCTACTAACATACGAACTTTATTGGTGTTCTCAAAAAGAGTTCTTTCGTCTCTATTATAAGTAGGCTGAACTTTCTCTTCTAGACCAACTAGTGATCGCATATCAGGCATGCCTACTTTGCCAGGATGTACAGTTCTGGAGGTTGTCCCCATCTCTGGTCCGCGCACCATTCGCTTGATTTCGCGTTTCATTGGACCTTGTGAATGTCTTGCTGAAGAGCCTTTTCTTTTGTCTACATCAACAGGCTTATAAGGCGCTCCTTGATGTTTTGTGGGCTTGTCTTCCCGTCTACCTGGGGTTGCCAATAAAACGTCATCCCCGCCGCCTGCAGGCGCCTCTCCACCTTCATCGCCACCGAGATCCAGATCACCGCCAAGGTCGCCACCCAAGTCTCCACCAAGGTCGCCGCCTAAATCACCACCGAGGTCTCCTCCGAGACCACCGCCTTCTTCGCCACCAAGCTCAGCGCCTTCGTCAACAATCGACTCAAGAGCCTGCTGATATTTACGATCATAGAAAGTTTCGCGCTGGTTGCGAAGGAACTCGGAATCGGACATTCCAAGAATGTTGGCTGCAACCCAACGCTTTGAGAATGTGCCTTCTGGAACTGATGTGGCGGTCTCGAACTTTGTCTTCATGTATTCAAGCTGCTGTAGCTCGGCAAGACGCGAGGGGTTGTTCAAAGTAATCTTAAATCCTAAAAGGTCTTGACCTCTAAAGCCTAGTGTGTAAAGATGCACTATCGCCATCTTCTCCAACTCGGAAACCAACGATCTTTGAAGTCTATGAATAGTTCTTGCGAAACGGATATCCTTCTGTGCTAGGGTAGTTTTATCTTCTGTACCGCCTTCAAGGTTGGTTAGATAAGACTGTGGAATCTTAATTGCTGCGAACAACTTATCACGAAGATACTTAACATCCTCAATGTCGTCCAAAGACTTGGCGCCAGGAAGCGATGTAATCTCCGATCCAACGCCACCACGCATCGGAATAAAGTAATCTTCCTCAAGTGATAAAGGATTGTAGCGAAGATCCACACGACCGGTTGAAGCATTTACAAGAGAGTTGCGCTTCATTTCCGACTTGACTTTTTCCATATACTGTGGAATGTCTTGTGGCGGAATGTTGCCTACGTCAATCTTGAATACTCGGCGCTCTGGCGCACGAACAACGCGATAAGCAATCATCGCATCTTCTAGAAGTGTAAGTTGTCGCCAAATGCGGCGCGCAGGGTCTAGGACGGATGTGCCGTATGGTGAGTAACGATCGTTGCCTAAGATGCGGAAGTGCGCAACCTGCCAGTTCTCAAAGGTCATACCGGCACCATTCCACTGATACTGAACGTAGTTAGGGTTTGTCTGGTCCTGACCTTCAAGACGCTCTACTTCGTTGTTCGGTATACCAATAAGGGATGTGATGCCTAGCTTCTCGTCAATGTCCATATAAAGGAAAAAGTCACCGTACTTACACATAGAGCGTGCCCAACCAAAGCAGTTGAACTCAATGTTTAGAACATCGTAGAATAGAGACTCAAGGATAGTTTTGATTTCGTGGTTAAGACAATTAATGTTTAAAAGACGATCATACTCGTTTGATGTCGTCATCTCATCAGCGTAGATATCAAGAGCAGTAGCAATCTCAGGCATGTATTCCATTTGCTCAAAGTCAATGTAACGCTCTGCTCTGTTTTGGTTACGGAATGCTGCTGATGTGTAAAGGTTGTAGTTCTGAGACATGTTAGAATCATGTCTCTTAAACTCCTGACCAGACATAGAACGGAAACGATAACGATATTTATCCAGATCGGCTCTTCTTTCTTGCCTACCAACTTGTGTGCGGTAGTTAACGACCGGGCCAGATAGAAGTCTGGTTAGTCTTTTGAACAGCGGTGACGCTGGATTTCTTGGGTTGTTCTCTTTCTTAGCCATTTTCTATCCTAGCCTTTTAGTAATCCTATATATTGGTATTGAAGCTCTTTCGCCTTTTCAATACGCTCGGTTTCTTTCGTCATCTTGTGTCCCTGCATACCAGGGATTGTTGTAGAAATAGATGTTTTTGCCGTGCTGATAGCAGACAAGAAAGATTTGCTGTACTCTACGTTTTTTTGACTTTCTACAATCACGGTGTCTCTTACCCAGCATCCAATAGCAAACGACATTGTTAAATCATCGTTGTAGCTTCTCATCGCCTGCGGTCTTCCGTGATGCCAAATAAATGTTTTCATTTCGGAAAGCAAACGATTTGAGTTAATCGTAATTAGTTTATTTCTCATAAACTCTTCCATTTTCGCAACGATCAAAGGTCTTGTTTTGGAAGAAGTTGTAAAACCGGGTATTACGTTTGATTGCCATTGTGCGGTTAGGGGATCAACATATTGGTGATCTCCCTTTGATGTGTAGTAGAGATTAGGATACCCTTTATCGATCAACTTTTTAAGAACAGCAAAGCCGATATTATTGTTTTCTATCACCAACATAGGATTGCCGTATTCGGCTGCTACATTAGAAAGAATGTCTGCGAAGTCGTCTGGTGTTGGCTTACCCACATATTCAGCGACTTGTTCAAGGCTTGCAAGTTCTATAATATGAAAAGCGCTGTTATCTTTGCCGTCGCCACGAGCAACGTCGGCAACAATCAAATAATGATTCTCTGGATTATATTGTTTCCAAATCCAGTAGTTTCTATCAAAGCCAGTGCGATACTCTGGTGCGCGGGCTTTTTCCGAATACCATTGTAGATCATCCGGGTGGATAACAGTTTCGCCAGATACGTTGAAGTTACATTCCAACTCCTGAGCGATCTGGCGCTTAGACATATTTCTGGTTTCTTTCTCAAACCATTTCTTGTCTCGCTCAGGGTGAACGTCCCACATAAGGGTCGTCATATGAAAATTATTTATACCTGCTTCTGCTTCAACGCAGTTTTGGTGGAACCAGTTACCTACACCGTTAGGAGTGGATAGCGCGATACAGCGACCACCTGTGGACAGTGTAGGGTAAAGCGCTGTCCATAGATCTTCTAACTTCTCAACGTGAGCAGCCTCATCAATGATTAAAAGCGAAAGTGCCTCGGAACGACCAGCATCGCCGGATGTTGATGAGCCTTTGATCTGCGAACCATTGGAAAGCTCAAAAGATGTTCTGTTATCTACTGTAATATCAGAGATCTGCATCCATTGTGGCAGGTTCTTAATAATCGCTTTTACTTTTTTGACTAAGTTAGTAGCCGTTTGAAGCTTGGTAGCAACGACAAGAATGTTCTTGTCTTTGTGAAACAACATCAGCCACGCCACATACGCAGCACTAATAGTAGAAATGCCCAGCTGTCGGGCTTTTAGAATAATATTAAAACGATAATCGTGGAAGTCTTTTAAGAGATCCTTCTGATAATCGAATGCCTTGAAAGGAATTACACCTTACTGCGGGTGTGAGATGCGGCAGTAGTTTGTTGTAAAGTAATCCGGATCTTTGCCGGCCTTAACAATCTCTTTTAGTATCTCTTTCTTTGTAAGCGCAGCCATATTAGACCTTCACATTTGAAGGCTTTTTGGCTTTGTCTCTCCCTAGTGCAAGAAAATCTCTGATTGCTTTATCAACGCGCTCTTCATCAGAGCCACCGT